ACGAAGGAAGTTTTGTTAACCAATCACATCTTGATTCGCTATGAGTATAAAAAAGTTAACAAAACGAATATGGTACGGGTCAGATACTACGGTAGACAGTGAAGGGAAAACTGTTGCTGTTGCTCCCCCTATTGCCACCAATGACGGTTCTGAGGATTGGGATTTGAATGGTCTTGTAAGAGGTGAATTATATCTCAATGATAATAAAGATGATCCTGCTTTGTTTTGTTTGGGTAGTGATAATTTACCCAAGCGAATAGGAGGTGGTACGGCTTCAGGAGGTGGAGGAATTGTAAATGTAGATGTAGACGTAAAAGAAGGAAGAGGCATTGATGTAAAAAAAGATTTGATTGGCGAAACTGTTATTTTCACGGTTTCGCATGAAGATACATCTTCAGCAGTTTCAACATCTAATTTTGACGATTTATTTGTCCAAAATATCGGTGTTGATGATTTTGGACATGTAACATCTGTAGAAAGTGCAAGGCTGGCGACTTATCTTGATGAGCGATATCTTCGCAAAGATATCGACGATACCGCCCACGGGAATATCCTTTTTGACAAGAAGATAGGATCGTCCATTTTCATAGATGGCTGGGAAGGTAAAGGCTGGGAGATCCAGAGTACGGGTGCTGCCATGTTGGACTCGCTTCGTGTGAGGAGTGATATCTATGTAGGGGGTAATACCGGATCGCCAACTTTTGCATCCGGTTTTACCGGTTGGGGATGGCAGATAGACACACCGACGGCCACCGGGGAGATGGATAATCTCTTTATTCGAAAAACATTCACAGCTTACGAGATTGTCTATTCCCAGATTTACGGTTTAGGAGGTAGCCAGATTGTTTCTGACATCAACAAAATAGCCAGAGTAGAAGTGATGTCTGACCGTTATCGCTGCTATATGGACGATATGGATGGTCTTATGCTTATGAACCTGCGTAAGGGTGACGGTGTCAGAATACAGACACGGACGGGAACGACCAGTATCAAGTATCTTTTCGGACGTTGTATAGG